ACGCAGGACAAATCAAGACTGGTTCACTTTCACGTACAGACCGTATCGCTAAATACAACCAATTGCTTCGCATCGAAGATCAACTTGGTGAAGTAGCAGAATACCGTGGATTGAAATCATTCTACAACCTTAAGAAATAATCTAATTTCTAGATTAGAGGGCGTCAAGCCTTTAAACTAAGCACTTTGGGGCGCTTTCCCTTAGTGCTTTTTCTAATTTTACTACCCTTTTAGTTACCCTTAACTGATTTTAGGTATAGTAAGAGGGTAGTCACTGATCGTGACACCCTTTATAAATTATTGATGGCTGTTTCATAATTTGAGACAGCTTTTTTTGCGTTTTCTTGGTTTGTATGCCAGTAAACATTTTCAGTCACTAATAAGTTAGAGTGTCCTAATCTGTATTGGACATCTTTAGGGCTAGTCTGAGCGTACAACATCATAGTGGTATGTGTATGGCGGAAACCGTGGAATGATACATTCGTTACACCAGCAATTTCAAAATGCTTATTTAGTCGTTTGCGTAGATTGCAAGCATAAGCATATTTTTCTGTAAATACAGAGAATACGACCGTTTCAGTACGACCTAATTTCCAAGACTGAATTTGTTGACGATTCTTGTATTGTTTTAATAAAAGCAAGGTGGCTTTGTCTATTGGTATATCACGATAACCAGCATTTGATTTAGGCGAATTTATTTCTTGATAGCGGTTTAGTGTTTTATTGATACTGATAACACCGTTTTCTAGGTCAATATCAGACCACTCAAGGGCTAATGCTTCACCGATACGGCAACCAGTGGCCAATAAAGTCTTGTATAGGACAACATCAAATAAGTTTTCATAATTTGATTGATCCAGAGTATCTAAATAGCCAAGAAACTGTTTTAATTCTTTGTTGTCTAAGTATTTTACAGTAGACTTTTCTTTTTGCTGTTTGCGTGGAACGATGACATCATTAGCTGGATTGTATTGTATTACCTGAATAGCTACGCAATACTTCAAAATACGCTTATTCATGTTATGGAGTAAGGAGTAGTTAGCAAACGCCCCTTTTTCGCCTTTATTGGCCTTGTCAGCCCACTTATTGACTTGTTGCTGGATAATCGGAGTAGTAAGCTTGTCTAGCTTGTAATCGCCGAATACAGGCAAAATATGAAGTCTCACAATCCCCTCCATGGATTGCTGGGAGTTTGGTTTGATTGTATTCTTGTAACTGTCCCACCATAAAGCGACCAGCTCCCTATAGGTTGTAATGGTTGGTTTTTCCTTTACACTATATCCATTGTTTGCAAAAGCGTTAATGGCCTCTCTTGCCTTGATTTTAACGCCTGTTTTTGTTTTGGCAGTTACCGTAGTTCTAGCCTTTTTCCCTGTAAGTTTATCAACTCCAAGATACACGCTTGCTCGGTATACGATTGTTCCGTTTTTCTTTTTGTATTCTGTAATCTTCATGGTTTTACTCCTTTTCCATCAGCAGGCAAGCAATTAGAAAAGATTTTGAGTTTATACCATGTGAGGGGCTACGAGAACCCCCTTATTTTCGATTTTAAGCAGTCAGACGGTAAATTGTACCAGAACAAGAAATAAGGCGGATATGGGGCTGATATCTACTTAGTAGATGGTTCTATTCAGAATACTTAGCTATTTTGTCCTTTATATACTCTAATGGCATACCTGATTCTATCGTAAACATAACATCGTCATCAGGGAACTTTTTAAGATGTTCCTTGAGAGAATAGAATAAAGCAAATTCGGCATGAAATGTTGCATCCTCATTCTTAAACCATGTAAGAGAGTTGAAAAGGGTGTATAAATCGTTTTTTCCAGCCCCTTTTCTATAACCGGCTTCAGATATATTCATACGTTTGTGGAAAAATTCTCTGTAGCTGATTGAATATTTCTCAGAATGATAATTAAACAGTCTACCGCTATGGGCAGCACGGTTTCTAAATGCCAAAACTAGGTATAAAATTTCTGAAAAGGTTGCTTTTACCTCCTCGGTTATAAATTCTTTAGGAATTGTTAGGCAGGTTGCAATGACTTGCTCTTTTTGAGCAGGTTTTAGTAGCTTACACATTGTTACCAAGTTTCCTAGAGTAGTACCTTTTAAAAGAATCCATGGCGGGATGTGTCCGTGAGTTTCTCTGTAGTGTTTATAAGGTTCAGATTTATCATCGTAAATTTTATTTAATTTATGAATAAGCTGATCAATCTCATAACCTCTTTTATTCTTCTTCCCTTGATTATAATTTTTTCTATCCAGATAATTCTCTTTTTCAACTCCGATATCTTTTGCGACAACGTAACCGATTGCTGTCCGTAGTGACAATTCAATTTCCATAGTCGCCTCTAAAATTCCTTTTCGGATATCTTTATCAAGTTCATAGAGGGCGAGCATATGTTCAAACGTTTCACCATCTTTATAGATTTCCTTTTCCGAGTCTAATTCAATAGTGAAATACTTATACCCGTTGACTATTTCATAGTATCCATAATTAGTTAGAGCTTGTCTTGCTAAGCTTTCATTAAGAAATGTTAGATTTCTTGATTTTAGTAGTTCAATTTGTTCATTGATATCTGTAAAAGGTTTCATTGATTGTACCTCAAAATAATGCACAAAAGGAGCCTCGTTAGAAGCTCCTTTCGGTAGGTCGCTACTGCAACCATTCATTAAGATTAAATAAATTATAATCCATTTGGAGCCATATGTCAACAAATTAGCGAATTGATTCGCCTTTTTTCGTCCTAAAACTGTTCCTTCCGTATTGTTCCATAGTCCATGGTTGCACCTTTCTATTTGTCAATTTCGCTCATTTTTGCGCTTTAGTCTGTATAATCGGATTTCTATTCTTCAATTTCCCCTGTTTTTGCACAATAGAGAGTGGGAGAAGAGGTGCTATTGGCGAATATGGGAAGTTATTTAATATTATTCTTCTCATTGTATTCCATTGTGGAATAGTTCTCTTTCCATATTTTACTGTATTTAAACAATTCCTTGAACTCATTTTCTTTCTCAGACTTCATTTGTTCAAAGTATCCACCAGCCATTGTTACCATTAAATATTTGTTATTGATACTTGACATTGATTTCATTGAATCTTTAATTTGTTCTATCTGATCGTCAGAAAGATAAATAGAATATTTTTCTATAAACTTTATAAAATCTTTATCAAATTCTTTATCCCGTTGTTGCAACTGCGCTAATTGTTCATCACGCATTCTCCAACCCACTAAGTCTAGATAGTAATTTTTTGCTTCTGGACGTGCTTTTAATTCCTCTTTTTCTTCATCTGTTAAGTAGTGATCTGCTTGTTCCTCTAACTCCTTAAGAAAAATCTTTGATGGGCTATTATCGTAACCAAGAAGATACCCAACCGATACTCCAAAGTGTTTAGCTAAAGAATCCCATATTTTTTGATTTCTTGGTTTTCTAGTGCCATTTTCATAGTACATTAATTGGCTATCAGAAACAGAAATATCATAAGTTTCTTTTAAAATTTTCTTTAGTTTATTTAGAGATAAATTTTCTTTTTCCCTTAATTCTTTTAATCTATTTTTAACTTCTAACTCATTTACTTTATTTTTCAATTTTTCTTACCTAATTTTGATTACTTGTAGTTAGATTATATCACAGTGAATAGAAAATGGCTATAAAAATATTCTCAAAAAAAGAACGTTTAGCACTTGATATTCTCAGAATAAGATTATATAATCAATTTGTTCTTGAATTGAGAATAAATTTTGAGAAAGGAGAAAGAAAAATGATTATTACACAAGAACAAGCAAAGGCTTTGCGTAGAAAAAAAGCTGATTTACAATTAAAAAATTATGAATTTGCTTTTGAAATTGGGGTTGCCCCTAGAACTGTTCCTAAAATTCTTAATGGAGATTATAAAGCACCAAATAGAATTTACGCAAGTGTAATGGAATGGTTAGCAAAGGATTATTAGAAAGGAGCGACCCAATCGCAATACTTCAATACATTTACAGATTTCTCATGTGGTGCTTTACTACTGGGGATTGACAACAAAAAAGTCACTTACTCAAATTTTGGTCGAGGAGAGCAAGCGACTGGATCAAGAATATAGATATTTTTCTATATCTCAATTATAACAAAAATCAACCATTCAATCAATAACAACTAATGGCAGGCAAGCAATTAGAAAAGGTTTTGAAAAGCAAGTGCTTACACGGCGACTCTAGGCACTTGTTTAGCGAAAATGTGGGTGATTACCCACGAAACATCACTACATACGTCCGCCAACTTGGGGCAATCGCCCAGCGTTTGGAGTGGTGTCAATCCTGTATAGTAAACGACAATTAAAAGGCCAACGGAGGAAAAATATATGACAGTAAATACTAATGATGTTTTAGTAGATTATGAGGGCTTTTGTGCTCAATTAAGTGATATTCAACTAGTCTTAGAAATGGCTACCATGGAAGATAGTAAACAATCATCAGCTTTGCTCAATACTGCAAACCAAGCCATAAGCAAACTCATTTTAGAACATACTCAACAAGCTAATGACTATAGAAAGAGACTATGACATGAATGAACTAGATTTGACCAATACACAAGCGGTAATCTTTATGGTGGTGTTGATTGGCTTACTGCTTTATCTAAACCACCGAGACCGCAAAAAAGCGCCCAATTTGAGCGAGAAAACCAACAGACGATAGAAACACCTAGCGAGAGTTTAAGCCCAGATTATGGGCGGTATATCCAGCTTGCAGGGAAGATTCATAATTAGAAAGTGGTGTAATATGCAACTATTATCGAGAGAAGCAGAACTTGAACTACTGGAGAAAGTGGGAGATCACTTAGAGAAAAGGATGGAACTGGAAAAGCAACGTGATGACAACTGGGACTTGATTTCTAGGCCTGACTTACTCAAAAAACTTGGTATTAGTGGAACTACGTTAAATAATTGGGAAAAAGAAGGTTTGAAACCTCTTCGTTCGCCATTTGAAAGTAGTAAGAAAGTTTATTACCGCAAGAGTGATATTTACAATTTTCTTGCAGTAGATTAGGAGGTGTAATGAGAATAATAGAGTTTACTATATCAGTTGAGAAAATGCCTCTATTTGGCTTT